CATTTTTTTAGTTTATTCAAATGATAATTTCTAGACTTGCCATTTAGTTCACTATGCCAATATAATCCACAAAACTCTATTGCAATTTTCTTAGAAGGTATTACTATATCCAATTCAAGAGGAGCAATAATACTTCTATCGCTTCTTATAATATCCAAACCAAGTAACTCAATAAAATTACCCAATTCAGCCTCACCAGATGAAACTGATTTTGAGCACTCATAACATCCATAAGAACCACACCTAAAAGAATCTAATCTTTTTTCCTGTATATGACCATTGTTACATATGAATTTTATTACAGAGCCACCCCTTCTTCCTAGTATTCTATCTATATAAGTATATCTATATTTCTCACAAATTGACTTTAACTCTTCAATACTTATTGCCTCGCCTTCAGCAACCTTCTTCCTTGTTGCCATATCTTTCATTGGATTATTCTTCGATAACCATTTTCTCCTATCATCGGTCCATGCCTTCTTACATGACTCGGATATTTTTACACTAACACTTTCCTTAAACCCTTTCTCTTTCCACATATTCTTAGCGGCATCGGATTGTTTCTTCTTTACACTCATCTTCTTAGCAGTGTTTTTATTTCTACACGACCTACAGAGCTTCCGCTCCTTCTGATTTAAATAGTTTCTAAATGATTGCAATATACCTATACCACACTCGTCACAAATAAACCAAATATTTTTCTGTGAACCTCTAGATAGACTCTTAACACTACCAAAATCTTCTCTTCTTATTATCACTTTAACCCCTCACATACTTACTCATTAAACATATTTATATAGAATGATAATACTTTTATGCTAAATTGTAAACACTTTTTTGCATAAAAAAAGGAGTGTATTTCTACACTCCTTTTATATTTTAACTCATACTACCTTAGGTAGGCAAGTTTGTCATTGTCACTTTTTGGTAGTATTCCCTCGCGCCAAATAGATGATTATGGATCGCATATCTACTCATCAAGCCAATTGATGGTTGGAATGAATTTTCAAATACTGCTTTAGAAGCTAGTAATTGAATATACGGTAGATAGATTACACCAGTATCATACTCAGATGGGCCTTTATAACCAATTATAAATTGATCACTTGATTGGAATGTATCACGGTATACTGTAAGTCTTCCGTCAAGAGAACCAAGTCTTGATACACCTGTTGGTTGGGTATTTACATCACCAGCAACTGGCGCGATTGTAAATGCAGCCAATGTCTCAAGGATAGCAACTGCTCGTGGATTACCAACAATCCAGTTACCAGATCCTCTACGAGTATTAACAGCAATATCATTACATCTACGAATCAAATAATGATACAATTCACGATAACGCTCCATTTCCCAACGACCAGTTTGTGTAGCTGTTGTTGAGAATGACCATGTTCTGTCATAACCCGTTATGCCATCTACTGTTGTGTCGATAGCTGTGATAAGCTCACGATCAATTTCTGCTGTGATTTCATAAGCCAGTATGTCCATCATTTCTTCTTCAAGATCAAGACCATGCATAGCTTTCAAATCTTGTGCAACTTCAAGCGACCAGCGACTTCTCAACTTACGAGTATTTGCCTCAACTTGTGTTTTTTCTACCGTCATGTTTACTTCACGGATATGAGTTCCTGCTCCAACACCTAAACCAATATCACTACCAACTGTTCCTGCTGTACCCGCTGCTGAACCAAGTGCTTCACCTGCAGATGTTACATATGAACCAGAATATGAAGAATCAAGTGTATTGTATCCTAATTCTGTTGAATTGGCTGTATAAGTACCAGCTGTTGTACCTGCACGAAATCTTAACGCGAAAGCAAGACCAACCGGACCTGTCAATGGTTGAACACCAACTAGTTGATGTGCTACCAGTTCTGGAAAAGTTCTACGAACCATTGGAACGGCAATTTTTTGGAATACACCAGATGTACCATAGTTTGCACTACCAATACCATCGCCAGAACCAAAAGAATCAGCACCAGTACTCCATCCAGTTGTTTCCATCAATGAATTATGTTGATTTTCCAACATAATAGCTGTTGATTTAAGAACTTTAGATGATGTAATTGGAGCACCTTCATTAAGAACTCCTTCCCATTTTTTAATAAGGTCTTTTACGTTCATGCTTATTTCCTCCTACTTTATTATACTATCTTAAATTTTATTTTCTTGTAATACTTTTACATATTCACCAACATATTTTTCAAAAGGACTTGACGATTCATCTTTTTTCTTTTTCTCATCATCGTCATCATCATCGTCATCATCATCTTTTTTCTTCTTTTTATCGTCATCCTCTTCGTCTTCTTCATCATCCTCTTCGTCTACTTTGCCTTTGCCTTTCTCATCTTTTTCATCGACTTTTTTCTCATCGACTTTCTCTTTGTAGGCTTCAAGAATAACTTCGAATTTCCTGTCTATTTCAGACTTGTCTGTAACGCTGTCAAGCATTTCCATGACATATTTCTTTTGATCTTCTGTAAGGCCATCACATTTCCTTCTCAGATAGATCTCAGAAGCCAATTCTTGTGCATCTTTACGAACTTCAAGATTCTCATCAATTTGTTTGTTCAAATCTGTTCGTAATTTAAGAATTTCTTCTTTTGCTTCTTTCAGAATACCTTTTACTTCTTCATCCAGAAGACCTTCATCAACACTCAGACGAATTTTAAACTGTTCAATCAAATCATGATAAAGCTCACCTTTTTTTGCAAATTCAATAACTTTATCAGGAATCGTAAGCTCTTCATCAAGTACAGAATCTACAAAATTTGAAAATTTGCCAGTAATTTCTTCTTTATACTCTTCAAATTTGCCTTCATATGATTCTACCAGTTTATCTTTTTCCTCTTTCAAAATACTGTTGACTTTTTCTTGAGCTTTTACCTCAACGAGTGTTTCAAGTCTTTCTTTAATCTGAGTTTGTGTTGACTCATCTAACTTGTTAGCACCCAACATTTCAAGAAGTTTATCCATATTTTCATCCTCCTATTTATTTTAGAGTTATACTCTCTTTTATATTATTTATATGCATATGATATTTATGATATAAATGTTCTGTAATGCAATAATACCAAGTATTTTGAAAATTAAAGATTCTTATCTATATCTTCTATTACTTGCCAAATTTTTCTCTTTAGATATTCTTTAGCGTCTTCTATTGTAGGTTCTTTTTTGAAATAATCGTCAAATGTATTTCCCTCATATATACCAGATACCCATGACGGACTGTTACTTGGGTCCGTAACCATGTCCCAGGTGATCAATTGAAAGTCTTCATTTACAAAACCATCCTCATCAACAGTTCCGAGACCTCTAGAACTAATACCCATATTTCCTTCTCTTATTAATGTCTTTGCTATATTACCCATAGGAGTTTCAAGAATTTTAGCTTTTCCAAAAAGATTATTTTCTTTCCATTCCAATTGAGTTGTGAGTATGGCAATTCTATCAGGGTTTACTTCTGGCATATTCGGATGCCCAAGTTCTCCCCAAAGAGATTTCTTATTGAGTTTTTCGGAAATCTTATTGACCTCGCGCTCTAATATAGGTTTCTTATATTTACGATTGTTTGAATTCACAATATCAGCACTGGAAAAAATACCAGCAATATAAAGATCCTTAGATTTAGAATCTTCTACAAGCTCAAAATTATATGATGTCTCTGTTATCAGCCTTACTTTTTTATTCATTTATTTTTACTCCCTTTAAATTATGTTGATGAAGAAACAAGCTCTGTAAAGCTTGCACCAGTTTTAGTAGCTACTAGGTTAAGTACAATATATTCAGCGGCTATCGTTGGTTTGATATAAATATCACACCATAGTTCATTTCTAGCAATCCTTTCAGAAGTATTATTTCTATCATCACATACAACCATGTAATCATACACGCCTCGTCTAGCCTTAACATCTCTCAAAAATGGCTCAATCAAGTTGATAATTTGAATTCTTGTAAAACCATCATTAGGCTCAAACAAGAAATACTTCAATGCTGTTGAAATTGATTTAGCCAAAATAATGAACAATCTTCTTACATTTACTCTATTGAATGCTGAAGATTTATCCAACATATTTTTTTGACCCCAAACAACCTTTCCTTGACCAGCAAAAGATACAATTGCGTTCATTCCGTTTTTATAAAGAACATCTCTTTGCCCCTTTGTTGGGTTCCAAGCAAGTTTTCTTACACTTGATATAATAGCTCTGTTCAAACCTGCAGGAGCAAACCACGGATCACTAACATTATCTGTATTGGCATAAATTCCGGCTACGTGACCAGAAGCAGGAATCCAACGATAAACATTATTCCATTTATCATAAACATTAAGCCAGTTAGCATATATAGCCGAATAACTTGAATTCAAATTCAAATTATATGTAGAATGTAATCCTAAACGAAAATCTCTACAATCTGTTGTTTCGCTTCCTCTATTATTTACAACCAATGATTTAGAAACATCCAACACAGCCATACAGTCTTTTCTTGCATTACACATTGTATCTAGATATGTTTTCACAGTTGTTGATTTATTTGAATCTATAAGAATATTCACATCAATTTCTTCTGGATTTTGATATAAATCAAATGCAGCTGTTATATCACTATCTGTTATTGTACTACCATTACTATCACCATCCAATGAAACATAATCAGTTGTAAAAAATTCTGAATAGTCTGTATTTTTATGTGATGTAGCCAATGCTATTCTAATATATTGTGATTGAGCGTTTATCAAAGATTCGCAAAAGAGACTTTGGCCTTCATCATCCATTTCTGAAGTATTTGTAGAAACAAGAAAGCTTTCCACAACACTATATGTAGGCGA